GATTTTAATTATGTTTGGGGTATGGTGCGTGATCTTAGGGCTACTAGTAGCACCACAGACAAGCAGGGTATTATTGAAGATTATTGCGGCCATAATTCTGAGGCTGCAAATTTTACTAAGAAAATTCTGCTCTATACCTACCATCCTCTTTGGCAGTATAATGTCACAAGCGATAATCTCAAGAAGAAAAGTTCTCTGAGGGCCAAGGCTTATAAGAATTTCTTTGATCTTTTGGATGACCTAAAGAGTCGCAAAATTACTGGTCACGATGCTATTGGAGCAGTCAATAGTTTTATCGACCAGTATTCAGATAAGAGCAATATCGAGGAACTCATTCACTGTATCATTGATAAGGACTTGAAAACCCGTGCTGGTGACAAAATTATCAACAAGGCTATTCCTGACCATATTCCAGAGTTTAGTGTTGCTCTGGCAGATAAGTATGAGTCCAAACTTGTAGACTGGAAAGATAATTGGTATGTTAGTCGCAAAATTGACGGTGCTAGATGTATTGCTATCGTTGACTCAGAAGGTAATGCCTCTTTCTTTTCTCGTACCGGAAAAACATTCGATACACTTGATGTTGTGGCCGGTGGTATTAAGGCTCTTGGTGTTACTGATGTTGTTTTTGATGGGGAGTTGTGCTTGGTGGATGATGAGGGTAATGAAGATTTCCAAGGAGTTATGAAACAACTCAAGAAGAAGGATCATACCATTCCTAATCCATCTTATAAAATTTTTGATATGATTAGTCACGATGAATTTTATAGCAAAAAGGGACACAAGAACAAAACCTATACACATCGCTATAACAACCTGAGAGAAGTTATGAGAAAAAATACTTGTGTTTGTCTCAGTGTGCTTGGTCAAGAACTAATTAAAGATGATGACCATTTTGCTGAATGGGCAGGAAAAGCCAAGGAATATGGTTGGGAAGGTTTGATGCTTCGTGCTGACGAGCCATATAAAGGTAAGCGATCCAAAGACCTACTAAAGTTTAAGAGTTTCTTTGATGACGAATATGAAGTTGTAGACGTTGAAATGGGGCCATTTCGATATGTTAAGAATGGTGCAGAGTGTGAGGAAACCATGTTATCGTGCGTGATGATTAAGCATAAGGATAATATTGTTAGAGTAGGTAGTGGTTTCGCTATTGACCAAAGACAAGAATTTTATCGTAATCCTAAAAAGATCCTTGGACAGATTATCACTGTTCAATATTTTGAGGAAACTAAAAACCAAGATGGTGGTATCAGTCTGCGTTTTCCAACATTTAAGATTCTTCACGGAGCAGAAAGAAGTATTTAATTTGTACTATATTTACTGGTGTATATTCATATAAACACACCAGTATGCTAGGTCATTAAATGCTAATATTGTTTAGGCAGCAAAATTATTTAGTTAATAATTTCACAATATATGGGGAAAGACACTCAGGAACAAATCTTCTAGAAAAAACAGCGATAGATTCTCTAGGGCTCGCAGTAACCTGGGAATTTGGGTGGAAACATTTTTTCGGTTTTGCGGACTATAAAAAAATAGCGAAATCAAAAAATACTCTTTTTTTTGCCATAGCAAGAAATCCTTATGATTGGATCGCTGCCATGCACAAGAAACAATATCATATACCAATAAATAATCAACAGCCAATAGAGAACTTTATATCTAATGAATGGTATTCTATTGATGATTATGGAAAAGAAATAAGAGAGGATAGACACTATATTCTCGGAAGAAGATATAAAAATATCTTTGAGATGAGAAAAAACAAACTTCAATATATGATAAATTATATGCCAACACTATGTAATAATTTATGTATTACTACATACGAGCATATAATAAAACACCCTGCGTCTTTTGTAAAAATAGTTAGTAAGACTTTCGATGTTAAGGCTAGTATAGATGACATTCCTTTGGTCTGGAATAAAAAAAACTATAATATTCCAAAAAATATTAAGTCCATCATAGACTCTAATATAGATTGGGAGTTAGAGGATTATTTCGGGTATTCGGTATCAAAATAGGATAGCGTGTGCTTGACAAACGGATTTCTTTTGGTATACTTTGGAAACACAGGAGGACATATGAGCGATATTCAAGACAATACTACCGAAACAAAAAAGAATGTTATGAACAAAACCAAAGCGGATCTTTTTTTTGAGAATTTTCCAAAAGAGAAAGTTGTCGCTTACAAAGAGTATTGGGAAAGTGTAAAGCCTCGTTCCGTAGAAGATATTTTCAGACGTTATCTTTTTGCTTATTGTTCTGTGCATACAACATTTCAGGGTAATGTAAAGGGATATCAAGCGATTAAGAATTTTAATGAGTGGATAGATAATAAGGAAACCCTTAGAGAAAAACTGCATAAGTCTGGAGTAGGTCTGCACAACAATAGAACCACATATATCTGGGATTTTAAGGACAAGTTTTGGGCCAATCCAAAAGACTTCTATTTCACAACCAAAAAATATCATGTGAAGAAAAGAGATAGTATCCTTGGTAAAATTAGTGGAATAGGTCTGGCAAAGATTAGTTTTGCTCTGGAAATGATACATCCTAATGAGGCAAGGGTTCTGTGTGGCGACGTTCATCAACTGAGACTTTACGATATGGAGCATCTGAAGTATAATAAGAGCAGGTCTGGCTCTGATACATATAAAAAGATGGAGAGGCATTGGATGGTAAATTGCGGAAAACAAAAAGTGCCTTCATATATCGCTAGATCTATTTACTGGGACGATCTTCAAAAGAAAGAAGATAGTCGCTACTGGTCTTTTGTTCTGGAGAATGAGTGATGAGCCAAAACGGAAAAGGAGATAGTCGTAGGCCCAAGTCTGTTGACTACAAAACCTGGGAGAAGAATTGGGAAAAAATCTTTAAGAAAGAACAAACTAAAGATAAAAAAAATGTCAAGCGTAACAACAAGTTTTGAAAAGAATAAAACCCTATTTTTCTTGTGTGATTGCAGGAATGAGGTTTTATTTATCGAATATGACCATGAGATAAATATGGCCGACTTTGCTATATACTCTAGTTATATGTCTCATAGGCACTCTCTGTCTCTCTGGCAAAGAATCAGATATGCGATAAGAGTACTCTTTTATAAGAGGCCGTATTCAGATCAAATAATGCTAAATAGAGATCAACTTCACGATCTCAAACTTTTTTTAGGGTCTATAGAAAACCATGCACACAGATAAAGACGACGAGTTTTTACTATGGATAGCCAATAGACTAGTATATAAATACGGGGAAAATCCAGAAATTGTCAACAAAATTATATCTATTATAGCAAAAAATAGAGTAGTAAGATCATCATATACGGAAGGTAACAAAAATACAGTAATTGTAGTTAATAATACAATAAAATACCTAGAAAATCTACAAAACCTACTTAGAACACAGCACCAATCGGTACTGTCAAAGTTATCAGAGCCAAAAATTATCACAAAAGAAACCGGACAAAACACATCAGAAAAAACAAACTTTGATAATATTGATATAGAATCATTAATTAGGGGTAATTAATATTATCCTTTGCTTTTTATAAGGAGAAATATTGTGAAAAAAATGAATAGTTTTCTCGCTGATGAATTAGAAAAAAAGGTCAAATACCTTTCACTAGCCCTGAGTAATGCCGCCTCTATTATATCTCACCTAGAAGCAGAAAACAAAAGACTTTCTGATTTACTGTCTGCTATAGCGGAGGACAATGAATCTGTTGAAGAACTAGGTCACGCATAGTTTGCAAAGGTAAAAAATGCAAAGATTTATATTTGTTCTTATTTTCTTATTGGCATCAGCCTCTTTTTGCTACAGTAATGATACTACAATTCTTTATGAGGAATATGAAGCCGCTGTATCTATTGCCAACGAACAAGACAAGCCTATATTATTAATATTTAGTGCCGATTGGTGCGGTTACTGCAATAAACTAAAAACAGAAATTCTTGTGGATAATACTACTTCGGACTATGTTGTTTGTGTACTAAATACAGATAATAATAAAGCAATATCCAAAAAATTTAGGACTAGATCGTTGCCAACTTCTGTGATTATAAGAAAAGGCGAAGAAAGCACACGAAAAGTTGGATACAAAGGAAAAGACGATTATATTTCTTGGTTGATTAATAAATAAGTGCGTCAGGCCACAGCAAAAAAAATCAAGTCTGGCCTATTGACAAGACGATAGAGGATGGTAGAATGATTACATCGTGTGCAGGAGAATCGGTCGCGTGACCGAACTGCTACGATAGATTTGGAAAACGATTTGGAGGTTGATTATGACTGATACTATTACCACTGCCAAGCAGACTCGTATTAGGTGTTCTGATGAGCAGTTTCTTGAAGCGGTTTTCTCCAGTAAGACCTATGCGGAAATTGCGTCCAAGACCGGCCAGAAGGTAGCAAGCACAATGGCTCGTTTTGCTCGCACCAAGGCCGCTCTTGCTAAGAAGGGTATTGAACTGCCGACGATGGAACGTGCGAAGCCGGTCAAGACGGTTGACAATGTTGAGCAGATGGCTCAGATTGTGGCTCGTCTTAAGGCCCATGCGAACGCCTAATTAAAAAACCAAGCCACTGGCTGCACAGACTAAATGAGAGGCGCACAAATATAGTCAACCTCAAATCAATGGTTTGTGTAGTCGGTGTGTTTTGGCTTTATTAATCCAGCATGAAGTTTTCTATGACAATTAGAACAAATTACAATACATTTATTAATTTCTTCTTGAATAGTTTGTATCGAATTAGCACCCCTACACATAACAGAAATATTCCAATCTTTAATTTTTGGATTAGTGTGGTGAAAGTCCAGACAAACGGGAGTATTTTCTGAACAAAATTCACAGCCCTTGTTTGCTTTATATTCATTGATAAAATCTTTATTTCTTCTTTTATATTTAGTATTATTGGTTCTCGCCCTATCACAATAAATATCTTTATTAAGTTTATAATGTTTTTTATGATATTTTGATTGACATTGTTTACATTTACTTTGTAGTTTATTTAATTTTTTGTTCTTAAAAGCAAAACATGACTCATCTTGGCTTACTTGACAAAAGGAACACTTTCTTTTAGAACTCATACATACCTCACGGTGGCGAAATTGGTATACGCAAGGCACTTAAAATGCCTCGACTTTAGTCTTGAGGGTTCGACTCCCTCCCGTGAGATTATACACTAACTTATTTGAAATTTACAAGATTTGACGATTGACAACCAAACAAAGATCGCTATTATCTAGTAAGTGTTGAATGGATTTGACCTTTTATTTTTAAACACCAAGGAGATTCTAATATGAAGAATATTGTTCTGTTTCTAGTTGTCGCTTTGTCTCTATCGTCGGTATCTTTTGCTGGTGATTGTCAGTCTGGCAATTGCTTGATTGTTCGCGGACGAAAAGCGGTGACTGTTACAAAGAGTGTCGTTCGTGAAACCGTAATTTTGCCAAAGAGGATTGTTTCCGGCTGTGCTAATGGTGTTTGCCGTAGTCGAACGGTCACGGTTGTTCGTTAATTTATAATGAAAAGAGTAAACCCCCCGATGCCTCTTGACAATGCACACTTTCGGGGGTCTTTTCTATCTTATTTATTTTTCAAGGAGGAACTATGAAGAAGGTATTCTTGATTGCTTTAGTTTTGTGCTGTTCAGAAGTGTCTTATGGACAAAACAATACGAAGAATAAAACATACGCATATACAACATCTTCGGCACAAGGAGTAGCGAATATTCAGGCCAGTAGAGGGTATATGGGTCATTGTGGTGGAAATAGAGGGTACGAGGGTGTTGGTTTTTCTACAATTAGTGCGGATCATGCCATTAAAAATTGTTGCTATTGGGGACAAAAGACTCCTGTAGAGATCGGGGTTGCAAAAGGCCCAAACGGATGGTATGCTTGTGTGAGGTATCGCTAAAATCAAAGGAAATATAATGAGCAAAAATAGTATAGAATTATATAAGATCGGAAGTAAGGTTAAGTTAGCAGAGGATGTTTTTGGAACAATAGTTGGAATAAATATCAGGGGAGAAAACCATATCAGTTATGAATGTGGTTGGTGGAATAGCCGCTCCTATACAACTCAATCATTTTCTGCAAATGAGATAGAAGTAACGATTGCTGAAAAAACCAGAATAGGATTTGTATAAAATGGAACAACACGCCAACCCAATAGAGTATCTTATTGAATTTGCTTGGGCCAATGGTGCTGCTAGATTCATTGTAAATAATGCTAAAGACGAACTTAAAAAACTGCGTGACAAAAACCAAGATGAGACTCAGTTTGACAATGAACTTGCTTATCCGATTGCATGGGCTAGAATAAATAGTCGTGGTGATTTATATGGCTTATCAAATAACTCATTATCATCACCAGATGATCCAGACTCTAATGTGGTAGCACTATATGCAAAAAAACAAAATGTCCAACAGGCTATGTCGAGCAATAGTGCCAACGAATAATCCTATATCTAAATTTTCTCATTTTGAAATAGTTACGATGAGAGAATATAGCGATTACGGCGGTGGCACATATATTGACGAAATTAATACTGCGGCAGAATTCTTAGACTCTCTTAATGCGTATGACGATCCTTTTTATAGGGTATTCGGAGTTTATAAAGAGTCTTGTCCTAAGTCACGAAAATTTATAGCAGATTTTTTTGAGATACAAGAAGCAAGAGAATTTTTATCAGACTTGACAGGAAAAGATGTTGATATAATATCTTATTAAGATGAAATATTTGATTGACTATAGTGGCTGGTTTAGAGAGGGTGGCTATTGTCAGTTTTATCCAATCAAGAACCATAAAAATCTAGGATTCAAAGAATTTAGATCAAAAAACAAAGCACAATATGCACTATCGACACAAAAAAAATTAGCAAAATTTGATCTGGCCCCAAAAGTTTATAGTGCGGTATGCACCCTCTCGTTTGCTCCAGAAGATGATACTTGGTTGCCGGATAGTAGCGATTGGGGATATGTTACAGAGATTGCTAGGGAGGGGAAAGAAAAGTTTGTTCCACTAAAAGATATACAAGAACTAGTTAATTCTATTCGTGAAAAGACGGGGCTTAAGTTTTGGGATTGTCACTGGTTCAATGTAGGACTAGTAAAAAGAAGCGGCAAAAATAAGTTGGTGTGCATAGACACAGGAAAAGAAAGTTTTGATGGTCTTTCAAATGCTTGGGGCTTTTCAGACCCAGGCCCAAAATGTAATTATTGTGATAAATATCAATGTAGATGCTCGGAGTATTAATTATGCCTTATATTAAAGAATCAAATAGAGCAAGCCTAGACCCTTGCATAGAGGATATGATGCGGTGTTTGAGTGAGAATGTTCCTTCTGATAGAGAAAAACTCACAAATGAAGAATTTCTCAGTATTTGTGGGGATATTAATTATGCCTTTTCTCGCATAGTTTCGGGAATTATGGGGGAAGTATCATATCCTAAAGTTGCTGTTATTACTGGTGTATTAGAGAATATAAAGCAAGAATTCTATCGTCGTGTTGCCACGCCATACGAAGATATGAAAATAATGCAAAATGGTGACATTAAAGAGTATAAAAAACTAAAATAAAGGAGTTGCGAATGTCTAGAGATTTTGATAATATCAGACAAGAGATTGACAAGTCTCATAAAGAGTTATATTCGCACAGTCCAAAAAATACCAAGAATGATGATATTTCTTCTATAAAGAAAGATATTAATACCCTTAAAAATAATATACAGGAAATAAATGATAAAGTAGATGAACTAATTAGTATATTAGGTAATTTAACAATAATGTTTGTGGAGGATGAGGACGAAATAAATGATGAGGAAAGCGATGAGTATGATACCGACCAAACATGGGTTCCAGATGATGAGACATGGAGAAGTTCTCTTGAGGATGATGACTAATGGCTAGTTTAGCAATTATTGTATCCATAATATTTTTAGTAGTGCTATTATCTGGACCAATTTGTTTTGTTCTTAGTGGCTTTAATTTTATTCCAACATGGATTGTAGTGCTGCTTTCTTTATTCACAATAGTGTGTGGTTTTTGGTTTTTCCTCTTGCCTATAACGGGAGTAAGATATATTGGAATTTTATCTGTTTTATTGGGTGCTGTTGCATTGAACAACAGACTTAGAAAATAGTTTGACAGCACGAAAGAATTAAAGGTTGACAAGCGGCATTGACGATGCTATACTTGGAACATCACAGGAAACGATAACAATTTTGGAGAACAAAGATGAAGTTGGCAGATCGCACTATTGAAACACATAGCGTTGGGGTTGAGAGTCGCAATCAGTTTAATATTGCTCAGACTAGCAAAATGTTTAAAATCTTGTCGGATTCTCTCTATTCCGACAAAGTGATGGCTGCAATTCGTGAACTGTCTACCAATGCTTATGATAGCCATATTTCTG